CTGAACGGTTCCGATATTCCGGAAGCCGACTGGTATGGCAACCAGATGGTGGACAATAACTTCATCCTGATTTTCAACGCGCATTACGAGCCGATTATGTTCACCTTGCCGGACGAGCGGTATGGCAAGAAATGGCGTCTGGTCGTCGACACGCATAATCCGAAGGGTCCGGAACTCAACTATGAGGCCGGCTTCGCGATCACGGCGCAGTCGAGAAGCTTCCTGTTGCTGATGAGCGATAGAAAGCCCACCACAAAGAACTACGATTTCTGATAGCCATGAGAACAGGCGAGGTGCCATCCGTACGGGTGACACCTCGCCGTATTGTTTGTGGACTGTGCTCGTGAACCGTTACGAGAATTAGACTTCCGACGAGAGTCGGGAAACGGTTCCAGGAACGGTTTCGCTGACCTCCGCAAGATCCTCGACGGATTCTGGCCGCTTGGTTTGCGCCAGAATAAGCTGCGTCTGCACACGATCGGATTCGATGGCCGCAATCTGCCGTGAAAAGATGATGAACCAGCCCAGAAACATCATGCCGGCAAGAGCCTCGACGTTCGTCAACGTGTTACGCCCCGCCAACCACTGGAACCCGGCAAGAGCCCCGATCACGATAGCTAGGTCTGAAATCACATATACTACTTTTGAAAGCTGCGGGGCCAGCCAAGGCAGCGCGATCATCAGCACGCTCATCAGGCAGGGAAGACCGCGGGCGAATACGTTGTGCAGAATCGGATGCGGCGTGTAACGGAACATGCCGATGCCGATGAAGGCGATGCCTGCGAGCGTCAGCATGGTCGATAGCAGAAGAATCCGCGCCTTGAAGTGTTTGTGAGCTTCTTTTTCATCGCTTGCAGACAGATACTGCATCTGCAGACGGTGCGTGGTGATGAGCTCCGAAATCGCGAAATAGCTGATGATGACGATGCAGACGCCGGCCAACATCAATGTCGAATTGAACATACGAGCAGCAAAAGTGGTTCGATCGCCCAATTGGGAGAAATTGTTGTTGTACCAGTATGGATCATCGGACGTCAATCCTGCGATGCTGACACCGGAAACCACGAAGAACGGCAACAAGGATGCGATGGTCTTGGCATTCATGAGTTCCGCCTGTACGAACGTGACATAGCCTACGACCCCCGAGATCGCGGCGCAGAGCGCAGTCAGATAGCCTTTTAACGTGCGCAACCCCATCATGTTGCTGGCAATGGAAAGCAGCATGAACGCCGTGACGAAAATGGTCGACGCGTAGACCACGGACAAAGCGAGTATCTCGAAGATACGGCGAATAGGAATGGTCCAGCCATGTTTCAACGTCATCGACCTGGAGTTGCGCGCATACCCCAAGGTGAACGAGATGACTCCACATCCCGCGGTGATTCCGGCACACACGGTGAACAGGCGTTGGGTGACACGCCAGATGGCGGGAGCGAATTGCAGATATAGGTCCATGGCGATCCATGCAAGAGTGGCGCATGCCATGAAGGAAATGATGCCTGAAGCCTCGGCTTGCTGATGACGTCCCATGCGCGTTCCCTCCAGTATTTGCCATTCTAGCCTGTCGTTGTCCTACCATACGCTACAATGGAAACTCGTGTTCACCTGCCACGTGCGGGAGTGCATGAACGGGCTGTAGCGCAGTTTGGTAGCGCGTCTGCTTTGGGAGCAGAATGTCGCAGGTTCAAATCCTGTCAGCCCGACCGGAGCCCTTGGAAACATTAGGTTTTCAAGGGCTTATTTTTTCCGTCGAAAACAATCCGCATACAAATGCATACAAACGCCGCGGAACCTCCATGCCCGATTCACACGAGTTCGCGCTCGCGGAGGGCTCCGATCGCGTCGGCCACGTCGTCCAATCGTTCCGGCCAGAGCGCTGTGTAGGTGTTCAATGTGATGCTGGGAGAGGAGTGGCCGAGCTGCATCTGCAGGGTCTTCACGTCCGCGCCCTGGGCGATCGCGAAGCTCGCGTATGTGTGGCGCAGACTGTGTATGGTCACGCCCGCGTCCTCCATGCCGGCCGCTTTGACGGCCTTGTTCCATATCCTTGTCCGCCACGTGTTCGTCCAGACGTTCCCGCCACGGGTGGCACGGAACAGCCAGTCGTCATCACCCATGCCATCCATCTGCGCCTTGATCTGCGGCATGAGGAACCGTGGTATCGCGATGTTGCGGGCCTTGCCGTTCTTCGGTGTGCCGAGCATGCTGCCGCCGTGCCCGTCGTCAGTCCATGTGCGGCCTATCCTGGCGCGCCGCTTGTCCGCGTCCACGTCACCGACCTTGAGGGCAAGCGATTCGCCTATGCGGCATCCTGTATAGGCCTGCCATCTGACCAGCAGACCGTCCACCGGCTTCCCGATCTTCTCCGCCTCGTCCGCGAGCAACTCGACCTCGCGGACCGAGAGGAACACCATGTCGTCGTCGGAGGCGATCTTCGGCACGGTGACCCTGTCCACAGGATTCTCGCCGATCCACCCGTTCGAGACGGCGTAGTCAAAGATGCCCTTGAGGACGACTTTCATGATATTGCGGATGCTTCTCGCGCTCAGCGGCTTCGAATCACGTCCGTCCGGCAACGCGGCCGGATAGCCACCGTCCATGAGCTGGCCGACCCACTCCTGCAGCATGTCAGGGCGCAGCTCCCGCAACGTCATGCCACCCCATTTGGGCAGGATGTACAGGCGCAGCTCCCTCGCATACCGGCCTGCGGTGCCGGGTTTCAGATCAACCTTCGACGCGAGCCATTCGCCGGCCACGTCATCCAGGACACGAAGCTCCTGACGAGGATCGCGGTAGCGTCCTCGCCTGATGTCGTCCTCCATGGCCGCGGCATATTCCTGCGCTTCGGCGAGCCTGGCGAACTGCTTCGCCCTCTGCACACGTCTACCGTCCTTGACGATGGTCCAATGACAACGCCAGCGCATCCCGACTCCATAACGGCTTTTACGCCACTTCTCAGGCACATTGGCCTTCATCGGATCGCGTGAGTTAGCCAAAGAGCGTTTGGCCGCGCGACTCGGCGGATTGCCATCATCGTCATTCTTGAGCCACAGATCATCAATGGTCACTTTCATGGCGCTTCTTCCCACATGTTTTTCACCCCGGCGCTCGCGGTATGCGGGTGGTCGGGGTCTTTTTTTATAAGGAATCCGAAGGGGTATAAGGCTCTATAAGCACGTATAAATATGTGATGAGGTGATCGCGTTATCGTGAACCTGCATCATCGTCCGATGGAAGATCGACGGAGGCTTTCACTTGACCATCGCTTTTTTCGATGGTTGCGGAGGTGACTTTCGTCTCGGATCCGAATGGATCGGTGTTCGTCGGCAGTGCCACGGTGCCTAGGACGGTTCCGCTTAGACGGATTACCAGGACGTCTGCCGATGGTTTCACAGTCACCCAGACATGCGATTGGTCCTCGAATTGGTCGAGGATCTCGTCAAGTCCGTCCACCGGTTCGATGGGTACTGTCCTTCCGATGGGCGCGAGCACCTTCTTATGTGGCTTGGTATTCGAGAACACGACTTTCGTTGAGGCGTTTGGACAACTCTGCGGTTTCGGCTCGACGGGCTTTGGCTTTCGTGCTTTCTTCGCTGGAAGCTCCTGCACGTTCTGGCGTGGAAGGTCCATCGGATCGTGAGCTTCCGGCATTTGCAGACGGAGCTGCCATATGTGTCGATCCTTGTCCTTCACCCTGTCCGGGACATGGGCGAGCATCACGGCACCCTCGGGAGGTACCTGACCACAGTGACGCTCCATCTGGTATTTGCTTATATATCCGATTTCCTCGCCGTCGAGAAACACCCAGTACGTGGGGTATCCTGCATACTTGCCCTTCCGTATCCGGTCTTCCATGACATAAACCCAGACCCATGCGTCGTATCCGTATCTTTTCAGGATCCGCTGGTGATCCTCGTCCCCGGAGATCTCCACGCCGCACTCTATGGTCTCGATCACGACGCCATCCGGCTTCGCGTTGACCGCGCTTGGCATCTCGCCGCCGAGATAAATGCTCTTCATGAAGGTGGAATCTTTGCGACGCTTGTCATGGAGCGCTCGCTGTCTCGATTCGTCGATTTCAGATTGCGTGAGCGTTCTCGGACTGTACATGGATTCCAGTCGGCGCCAGCATTCGAAAGTCCATCGGGCATCTGACATGGCGCGGTGCTCCTCGGTGGCTTGTATGCCAAGCAGCCGCATGGTCTCCTGCAGGCTTACCGATGGTGCGTTTGGGAACTTCGCCATTGCCAACGACATCGTATCGATGCAGGTCGTGTCAAGACAATCGATGCCGAGTCGTGACGCTTCCTTGTTCAACGCGGAAACGTCATAGCTGATGTTATGGCCGATCAGCGTGAGGTTCGAGATGGCTGCGAGGAATTCGGGGATTACCTGTTCCGCGTTCGGCTGGGACAGCAAGGACTCTTCGGTGATTCCGGTCAAAAGCGTTGCCGACGCCGGCAGATTGCATTCGGGGGAGATGAGTTGCTCCCATTCGCAGGTCGGCACGTTGTTCCTTATCAGGATTGCGCCGATATCGATGACACGTGTCCCGGAAGGGGAATTTATCGTTTCCGTGTCGATGATGACGGCATCGGCGATGGCGGCGTTCATTCTGAACTTGGCGAACGAATCCAGACCGTCATCGCCCGCATGCGATTCTCCGGACAATCCACTTTCCGCAGGTACGGACGATTGTCCCTTGTTCTTCTTCGATACGGCGTAGGCGATGGCCGCAACGGCAACGATGACTATGACCAGCGTCATTCCACTGTCCTTTCTCCATAAGCCGTCGTGACACGAGAAGCCAACAGCGACTTGTAATCCTCCACAACCTGCACCGTCACGCCAAGCTCACACGCGATGAGATAAGAGTCCCCGTCGTACAGTCGTTCGGCGGTCGCATATTCGACGGGACCCACGAGCCATAACGCGGTCTCCTTGCGGGTGCGCTGTTCCGCTTTTGCTCCGATGATTCCGCATCCAGGGTCATGGTGTCTCGCATGCACGAGCTCATGGCAGAGCGTGCACATCTTCTGATGGTCAAGCAGTCGATTGTCAACGATGACGAGCCGCAACGTATCACAGTACAGTCCACACAACCCGCGACCCAGGCTGCGTTCCTCCACGCGCACGTCCATCGACTCCGCCTCCATCAGAAGCCCGTCATAACTGTCTATCGGCCCTCACCGCCGTTCATCTCGATTTCCTTATTCGGATCCCTGTTTGCGGCCACGTCATAGTCCTCGGGGTGCGCAGCGATACGGTCGACCAGATCATCAGTGATCTGGGATCGGCGCTCGCGGGCCTCGTAGGCGCGGGCGGCGACGATGATCTCATGCAGTGTGTTGACTGGGTCCACCTCGCAGACCTGGCAGAGCAGTAAAAACTCTGAGAGCTTGATTGGTGCCTTTCTGCCCTTTTCAATGTCACTGATTCTGACATGACTCACGGCATTGTTCATCATGTCGGAAATTGTTCGATATGAATATCCAGAATCGGCAATGATCTTCGCTGCTGCTTGCTGGGAGGCGTAATCAAACGCCGTCCATTCGTACTTCGTAGCCATGTGCACAACGTTAGCACATGTTGACACGCCGCACTTGCGTAAGTTGTAAGCACGAGCTAACATCGGTCTCATCAAGTAAGCAGGTGCTTACGGATGGGGGTGAAAAACAATGACGATCGACAAAAAAGTTGATTGCATCAAGCTCGCAAAAGAAGTTGTCCGTCAGACAAGGAACGACGTTCTGATTAGCAAAACGCAGATGACTGACATTGCTGCTCGATGCAACCGAAATCGGACAACCGTCAGCCGCGCTCTTGATGCAGAGGACATGACTCTGAGCGCGTGGTTCGCATCCGTGTCAGAAAGCCAAATCGACCCACTGGAGCTCATTGCCGGAAAAATCCGTGAGCAATCGGCGCTTACCAACGCATGAAAGGAGCGGGCGCGTGATGGATGACAAAGAGGTGTTCGCCGCATTGGCGGCGGCGTTGAAGCCGATGAACACGACGAAGGACATCGCGGACAACTGCGGCATCAAGGAAGGCACCCTGGCGTACTGGCGTAGCGCGGGCATCGGCCCGAAGTTCGTGAAGGTGGGACGGATCGTCATGTATCCGAAGGAGCAGATGATCGCCTATTTCGCGCAACACCTGTACCAGTGCACGGCCGAATACGAGGAAGAGGTGGGTGCGTGATGACTGACAACGACTGGCGTACCGATACCCCGTGGCCCGACCCATGGGAAGAAAAGGAGGACAAATGAACGACATCCGCAAAGCCTGCGTCGAAGCGATATTCAGGGAATTTGAGGACGAGGGCGACGCCATCCGTCCGTCCTATGCCGACGGATGGGACGACATCGAAGCAAGGCGTTCGCTCGGTCACATCGTCGGATGCATCGACCTCGACGTGACCGGCCTCGTGGACATCGTCATCGACACCATCAACAAGGAGCTGTGATGGAATCAATGCCTCTGGCTGTTGGTCAGGCGCTGCTCGACTTCGTCGTTGCGTCTGGCGCCGAGCTCCGTAGTGTAAGCGACGTGGACCTTCACTCGACAGGATCCACATCCGATGAACGCGAAGCCGGGTTGGGAGTTCAGACGGTCGATGCCGACCTGGTCTTTGAATATCTGCTTGGAGAAGAACTCGCTTTCGAGCGCGACCTCTCCGAACGGTGCAACCTCGTCGACGTGCCGTTGCGCAACGGTCTGGTCTTTGCAACGGACGAACACGGACACGTCTCGTGCCATGTCGGGGCAATCGTTGACAAGGAAGACGGTCGAGGTTTCTCCATCGTATTCGACCCGCCACTTGTGGACCGTCTGGTCGGCGGTGACGGACAACGCCCGCTGGCTGATCAAGTTCGCGTCTGCAGCTATCTCGTTCGCCTTTCCTGCAAGGCGGTTGGCCTGCTCGGCGGCCTGCTTCGATTCGACGGCGATCCGGTTGGCTTCTTCAGCCGAGCCGTTCGCCTGCTCCGAGAGCTTGTTGCCATGGCGCGCCTGGAACAAGGCGACACATCCGGCGACACCGCCAACCAATCCCGTGATGGCGCCAACGACGCCGGTGACCACATTGATGTCCATTCCACCGATTCTAAAGCAGAGGCAAAACGATGAAAGCTCTTGCCCGCATCATCCTGCACCAGCTGCTGTTCGCGGTGTGGCTACTGGCCATGTGGGTGCTGTACTGCACGCCGGCCTGCACGCATCCCATCGAGCATCTCATCGCCGCGCCGTTCGCGGTGCTCATCCCGACGGCCGTCATCATGCGCCGCCTGTGCTCGGATCCCCGCTTCATCCGATGGGCGGAAGAACTCGAGCGATGAAAGACTTGGGCGGCTCCTCACACATTGCGGCATGGACGTGGTTCGTCATGCGCGGCCATGCCGGAACCGCCCGCGCGTCAAGGAAAAGACGTTAAAACCAGCCGGACGGGTCATCTTCTCTCTTCTCCTCCCGCCCGGCCCCTCGCCGGGGCCCGCGAACGGATGCGGGCGCCATGGATCGGCGTGTTGAGGTCACGTCGGCGGATGGATGCGCGGTTCGAATCCGCGCCCCGGCACGACATCAATCCAAAGGAGGCAAACGTTGCCAAGCAAAACACCAATCAGGCCGGAAGGCGAGAAGTGGTTCGAATGGCCGCTCACACCCGCCAGCGTCGGCATGACGTCCGCCGAACTGATCGGCGAACTGTACGAAACCATATCCACGCTCAACCGCGACCGTGGCTGGAACCTCACCATGGTCGCGCCGGCGCGCTTCGGCGAGATCGTCATCGACCGCGAGGCCGGATGCCTGCGCGCGAAATGCGCATGGAAGGCCAAGGATCCCAGCCAGCTCGGCCCGGAACCGGCCGGATACGTGAAGGGAGCCTGACATGGCCATAGGGGAGACCGTCATCACCATCGTCGGCAACCTCACCGCGGATCCGGAACTGAGGACCACCGGCCAGGGCTCGCAGGTCGCCAGCTTCACCATCGCAAACACCGCGCGCGTATACAACAAGCAGACCGGCCAGTACGAGGATGGGCCGGCGCTGTTCATGCGCTGCTCCGCCTGGAACGACCTCGCCCAGCATTGCGCGCAGTCACTGGCCAAAGGCATGCGCGTCATCGCCCAAGGCAGGCTTCGACAGCACTCGTATCAGGCGCAGGACGGCACCAACAGAACCGTCGTGGAGCTGCAAGTGGACGAAATCGGGCCAAGCCTGAGATACGCCACGGCGCAGGTCAGCCGCATCAGCCACCAGGGCGGCCCCGTCTACGGCAATCCCGCCGCGCAGACGCCGACCGTCAACACCGGAGCGGGCGGCTGGAGCCAACAGCCGGCCCAGTCCACGCAACCGGCCGCACCTGCCGATGATCCGTGGGGCGCGCCGTCGGACGACCGGTCATCATTCGGAGGTTTCGGCAAACCCGATCCGGAACCGGAGTTCTAAGGAGCAGTAATGAAAGCCAGCGAACAACAGGCGCTCATCCCGCAGGAGGCCACGCCCGACATGCTCATCGACCTCATCGGCAAGACCCAGCAGGTCACCAAGTCCGCGGCCGTCGTGCTCAAGGCATGCCGCACCGTCATGGACACCCACACCAAGAAGGAGCACATCGACAAGTGGGGCGGCATCCACGCCATCACCGAAGCCGTATACGACTGCGCGGACCTCGCGCAGCGCATCCTCGACGCGGGACTGGCCATGGAGAACATGTGCGCGAAGCCAGCCACGTCACGGCAGATGATCCTCATCGACGATCTGCGCCGCAGCCTCGACATGGACGACGGCGACGTGGAGGCGACCGTCGATCCGGACACCGGCGAGATCGACTGAACCACGGAAGGAGCAAGAGAGATATGTGGTTTATTGTCGACGACCAGATGGCCGACGACAGGCGCATCCGCCGCCTGCCGCTCGCCACCGTGGGCCTGTGGGTCAAGCTGTGCGTCATCCACTCCAAAGGCGTCTCGATGCAGGCCAAGGACCCCACCGCGTACCCCGGCCACTTCGACAAGCTCGACCTCAAGGACGCCGGCGGCACCATGAGACAGCTGCAGCAGCTCATTGACTCGGGCCTTATGGAGGAGCACGACGGCGGATGGCGTCCGGTCTACGCCGAAGGCATCTGCAGGGAGCCGCGAGTGTTGACCGAAGAGCAGCGCGAGGCGCGCAGAAAGGCCGGAAGCAAGGGAGGACGCCGCAAGGCGGCCAACCAGAAAGCCAAGCAGACGTCTGGCGACTTGCCGGAAAACAGCCAAGCAAACGGAGAGCAAAACGGTAGCGAGATGTGTGGCAAAACGTCTAGCAAGTTGCTAGCAAAAACATGGCATAAAACCGATACCTATACCGATACCGAAACCGATATACCCTCTCCGGCCCCTCCCGCCGGCACGGCGAAGCAAACCGGTGGCGACACGCCTGACCATTTCGCCGCCATCGCCGGAACCTACCCCGGCACCATCGGCGCGAAAGGCCGCAAGACCGAAACCGAAGCCCGCGCCCTATGCGAGGCGATCGCCGAGGACCCAGTCCAACTCGCCCGCCTCCAAGCCGCGGTCCGCCGCTACAAGCGCGCCGTCAACGACGGCCAAGTGCCACAACGGCAGGTCCCACGACTCGCCACATGGCTCCGCGACCAATGGCAGACCTGGGCTCCAGAACCAGCCACAAGCCAGCCACGCCACAACCACACCTGGAACTGCAACCACGTCCACCAGCTCATGGACCCCCACGAGAACGAATACGACCACACCGGAAGCCTCCGCGAAGGACACCCAAGCGAATGGTGGAAGGCATGCCAGGCGTGCGCAGACGAACTCAACAACCAAGAAACCAGCAAGGAGAAGCAATGAGCAACTACCACCAGAGCAACCAAGTCAAGCTCATCAACCCAAGCCTGATCGACCCACACCCGGACAACCCACGCAAAAACATCGGCGACGTGACCGACCTCGCGGCCAGCATCAAGGCCAACGGCCTCCTCTCGCCCCTCAGCGTCGTACCCAACGGCGAGCGCTATCGTGTCATCGCCGGACATCGTCGTCTCGTCGCATGCAAGCAGGCCGGCACCGGAGCCGTGCCGTGTTTCGTGCTTGACTTAGATCCGTTGCAGCAGTTGGAGGCCATGGTCACCGAAAACTGCCAGCGCGAACAGCTCACCGTCCTCGAGGAGGCCGACGCCATCCAGGGCATGCTTGATCTGGGGGCCACCGCCGCCGCCGTCGCGCACAGGCTTGGCCGAAGCGCCGACTATGTGCGTGACAGAGCGAAAGCGGCGAGCATCAAGGCGGACGTCAGGAAGACACGCGACGACTTCGACCAGCTCACCATCGGCCAACTCATGGCCATCGCACGATACGACGGCCAGCCGGACCGTCAGGAACGCCTCGCGCACGCCGCGGGGACCTCGAACTTCGACTACATCCTCCACAACATCGAAGTGGAAGATCGCCGGAGCCAGTGGTTCGCCGATGTCTCCGCGCTCCTCGCCACCGGCACCACCGGTCTCAACGTCATCGAGGATCCCGGAGAGACCTTCTCGGATTCCGAATGGCATTACTCCGGCGCCATCTTCCCCGCCGCGGGCACTCCGGAAGAGACCATCGAAGAGCTCCGCAAGCAGAATCCAGACGCGGTCTCCGTCCATGAAGCGACGCAGACGATATACCTCTGGGATCGTCGTGATGCGGCCGCCGAAGCCGAAAAGGAAGCCCAGCGAGCCGCCGAACAGGCCGAACGCGACGCCCGACAGCACGTGCTCGAGGAATACGCCGCCACGACGGCTGACAAGCGCATGGCATGGCTCCACGGCCATCTCCATGCCATCAAGCGCGCCAAGCTCATCGAGACCACGGCAAGGCTCGGACTCCTGCAGACAATTGACCCGGACCCGACCGGCTTCACCAAAGACCTACACACCTGGAACGACGCCGCATGCGCCCGGGAACAGTTCGCCGCCATCGCCGGCATCAAACCGGAACAGGCGCTCGCGGAACTCCACACGCACCTCGACTCACCGGACTGGCCGACATACGCGGTCATGATCCTCACCGCCAGAATCGAATGGTTCATCAGCCCAAATGACTGGGACTGGAGTGGCGACGACAACGTCAGCCGCCGCATCCCCGGCTATTACCTGATCCTCCAAGACCTCGGCTATGAGCCATCCGACGACGAGACCGAACACCTCGACCAGCTTGTTGCCGCCATCACGGAAGAAGACGAGGAGGAAGACGAATGACCAAGGAACAGATCAACAGACTCGCCCAACTCATCACCGACACCGCGGAAACCGCGGCGAACATCGAACTCCAGGCGCTCGCCGGCGGCAAGGCCGATAACGGCATCGTGGCGATGGCCTCCGGACTAAGAACGAACTGCACTTTATGTCTGGTGCTGGTCAACGGCCTGATGCAGGAGGGGGTGCGTTGTGAGTGAGTTCGATGATTCGAAGCGTGCTGCTTTGGAGCGGCAGGGATGGCATTGTCTGCGTTGTGGGACGAACATCCATGACCCGTCATGCTGGCCTGGACGCAGTGGCCATCACCGTCAACTGCGGCGTGCGGCGGATCCGGATGTGAGGCACAGTCCGGCCAACATCGTCGAGCTGTGCGGTTCGGGCACGACCGGCTGCCATGGCTGGGTCCACCAGCATGTGGCCGAGGCGGAGCGGCTGGGGTTGATCGTGCCGTTCGGTGCGGATCCGCGTGATGTGCCGGTGTTCGACTGGGAGGGCCGGTGGCTGCGGTTGAACAAGGACGGGACCGCGACCCCGCTCACGCAGACCGAAATCATTCTCCTCCAGACGAAAGGAAACCGACAATGAACGAAGAAGCGGACAAGCCCGACGCGCTCCTGTGGTTGGACTTCGAGACAACCGGCATCGATAGGGCATCGTCCCTCCCGCTGGAAGTCGGCATGGAATGCACCGACGTGTTGGGCGAACAATCGTTCGGATCGCTGACGCGCATCATCCGTCCAGCCAGCCTGGACCTGCTGGATATGAGTCCTGTGGCGTTCTCGATGCACACCGACAACGGACTCCTGTTCGAGCTGCTGAACAGTTCGTTTCGCAATGACAGCATCGGCGCCGTGGCCAACGCGGTCGAGGAATATCTTGACTCGCTCTCGCAGCGGTTCACGCTCATCCCGGCGGGAACAAACGTGGACTTCGACATGGCTTTTCTGGCACGGCTGAACCTGCGGCCAAGCGCATGGCTGAGCTATCGAAAGTTCGACTTGACCGCGCTCCGCCGCTACCTCACATTCCTGCAATGCCCGGAAGACCTATACAAGGACCACCAAAGCCCACACAGAGTACGCGACTGCATCCAACGCGACATCAACGACTACAGGAGGTACCGCGAACTCCTGAAAGGGAAGTGGTGATGAGCATCGCAGCAGTGATCCTCCTATGCGCCGCCATCCTGATCGGCTGGATGGCCAACAGGCCATGACCCGTACCAACAACAAAAGGAACCTCGGAATGAAACAGACCATCAACCGCATCTCCAACCGCGTCGGCGACTGGTGCGCCACGCTGTTCTCCCTCACCGCGCTGCTGCTCGTGCCGCACGCCGTCATCCGGCCGATCATCGGCTACGGCCTCCACCACTGGATCCCCATCCAATGGCTCGCCCTGCACGCCATACTCATCATCCTCACCCTATGCATCGCGCTCGCCGCCTACATCATCGCGGACGGCACCGCCAGCCTCCGCTTCCAGGGCATCGGAAACGACATCATCGACCACGATCCGAACACATGTTCCAACAGCATGAGCGCCGGCATACGAAGCCTCGCCATCTACGGAAAGGAATGAAATGCACACCGTCAGAATCGCCACCAACCCACGCAAATGGCGCAGACCTGCACCCTGCCCGGCATGCCGCCAGTCCCGGCCGCTCATCCTGACCCTCGGCACCATCTACAACCTCCGAACCCGCAAACCGGTCAACACCATCTACGGCTGCATCTGCCCCAACTGCCGGCACAAATGCATCCTCCACGTCGACGGCAAAAACCTCAAAAAAGCCATCCGCCTCTGGAACCACCACGCCAGCCACCATCAAAGGAACGAACAATGAGAAACACCATCTGCGCCACACTCACCGTCATCACCCTCACCCTCTGCACCGCGCTCGCAGGATGCGGCAGCGCGTCGGGGCCTTCCACGCCAGCGCATGCGGTCAGGTCCGTCGACTCGCAGTGCTCCGCCGGGGCCGACGTATTCACGGAATGCGTCATCACCCTGACCGACACGAGGAAAGTTGACTGCGTCGTCTACTCGGACTACAAGCAGGCCGGCCTGTCATGCGACTGGAATCACGTCAGCAGAGCGGACGAGGACCCACGATGAAAATCAGAATCCAGGACGGCGCCATATACACCGCGCCACAAGACGACGAGGAACGCCAAGTGGTCGAAATCACCATCAACACCCTGCTCAGATGGGTAGCGGAACACGACAAGGAAAAGAGGCGGCAATGAACAACACGGGCGTAGACATCGCCATCAGCGCGCTTGGCAAACTCATCGACCAGGAACTCGCGGCAGTGCGCGCCGCATCCCGCGACGGCAACCGGCCGCTCTACGAGATATCGTCGACCCGGTATCATGCCTTCCTCTACGCCAGGGACGAGATCAGGAAGGCGCTCGCCGATGCCGTGGATGAAAGGGGTGCGGGGAATCCGTTCCTGCCGCAGCGTGACGAGCTGGTCACGCAGGATATGCACACCTGCGATTTGTGCGGCCGGTGGTGTTCAAGTCCCGTCTATTCCGTGGGCCTCATCTACGGCGGCCAGGCGAAGACATTCACCGAGGTGTGCGCCGACTGCATGTGGCGGCTGAAGTTCCAGCCGGTGAGGACCATCTCGCTGGACATTTACCGGCTTTTTGAGAAGTGGTTGGACGAGCAGAAGGAGACGGAGCGGTGAGTAGGAAATTTAAGGTAGTGCCGGTTATGTACGCGGCAAGCGGAGACGTGTACACGCTGAAGCTGCAGAATACGGAAGCGCTCGCCGATCTGCTTTCCGACGGATGGAGCGTGATGCGCACCGACGTGTTGCCGGGACTCGGCGGCAAAGGCGAGTACAAGGTGGAGCCGAACATATGCTATGAGCCACCATTCCCGCCGACAATCGTCTACATCCTTGAGAAGGAGGCGGAATGATGAACAGCATCAGTCGTAACAAACGGCGCTCGCCGCATGCGTGCCGGAGCGCGGTCGGGATATTCATTTGCGCGAGCAATGGCATCGGTCCGGCGCAATACGAGGTCAGCCTGCGCAGGATAGAGCATTGCGTCATCTGCGGCAGGTGGTGGAAGCTGTACGCCGCGTCCTCGCATCTGACCATCTGGACCGAACCGCCCGGATGGGTGGTGTGGCTGCTGCGACACAAGACCCGGAAGACCATGCACAATCAACAGAGAAAGGAATCGAAATGAGCGAAGAAACACTCGAACCGCCGCTCCCGCCTATCGACGCGCGCACCGAAGCCGTCGCCGAACGCCTGTTCGGGCTCAAATTTGCACTCCGCAAGGACGATCCGAAACACATCCACGACGAATGGGAGCATGCGGCCGACTGGATCCACGACGGATACCTGCGTCAAGCCATCGAAGTGCTCGCCGCAGCCGACCAAGCGCAACCCGCGAGCGCCGACGGATCCGATTACGGGGAGCGGATGCGCGTTGAATACCGTGAGTTGACCGCTCGTGCCGGCAGGCTCAGGGACATGCTGCAGCGGTATGCGGATGGCACGCTTGACTTCGAGCTCGTCTGTCCGATCAGCCTGTTGAGCAGGCAGCTTGATGTCATGGATGAATACGCCAATCTGCTCCGCCATAGAGCCAAGATCGAACACGTCCACCTCGAAAAACAGGACTCCGCCACCGAATAAACAAAGAACCCGACCTTCCGGCCGGGCTCTGGCATTACCACAAACCAGACTACCACGCCGGAGGGAATCGAACAAATGAACGAACAAAACAACGAATCCCAACCAACACCAAACCAGACACAACCAGCACAAACCAAACAAAACAAGCCAGCGCTCGCCGGCGCGTGCCACGTGTGCGGTGCCGGTTGCCGTGCCGGCGACACGTTGTGTCTGGAATGCGACCGGCTATTGCGCGGATGGCTCCGCAGCTATCCGGGATGGCTGGAATCACTGCACGAGTTCCTGGATTCGACCGCGCATTATGGCGGCCACCAGCCCGGACGTGTCAACCTGCCCTCGGCGCCGACGCCGATCAGACTGTCCGTGGTGGATCACCTGCAGGAGGTCGATGATCTGGCGGTCACGTTGTGGCGCAGGCTGTACGCGCCGCCGGCCATGCCGTGGGTGACCCGCGTCACCCGTCCGCGTCTGTTGGGCATGCTCCGCGACTGCGCCGCATGTCCACGCCTGAGTCGCCTGCCGGACATCGATTCCATCTACCGGGACTGGGAGCGGATGGCGCGCCGCACGCTCGACATCATCGACGTGCCGCCTGCGAAACATGGCATCGGCAGATGTCTGAACCCGCTGTGCGGCGTCGAATTGACCGCGGCGGTCGGCGTGGCAAGCGTTGCATGTCCCGTGTGCGGCAACACTTACCGTGTGGCGGATGTGCGGTTTGGTTTCCTGAGGGAATGCGTTCGGTCGGGACGCGCGTTCACGGCGGGGGAGTGCGCGGAACTGCTGCGCGAATGCGGATTCCAGTGCAACGCGAACACGATTCGCTCATGGCGCAAGCGCGGCAGGCTCCAACCGGTTGGCGAAAACGTGAAGGGACAGCCGTTGTATCGGCTCTCCGACGTGCATGGACAGGTCGTGCGACGCGACTCGATTTGACAAAATCGAAAGTGCAACGCAAAATTGTCAGTGGATTAGAGGGTTCAAACCGAAGACATACGGTTTGAACCCTTTTCATATCCACCTTGGATTCTCCTAACTCCTTGGGCTATGTAACACCGTCCTGTCCGAACGGCATATCGGACACGCTCCGCCCGCTCCACGTCAGAGTGGGCATACACCAATAGCGGCAGGCAAGCCAATCCCGCGCTTACGTGATGCGGTGATGCTCAAACCGCCTGTCCATGCCTTCGTAGAAATCAGCGGTAGATCGCACTGGCCACGAGTTCTTAAACTCTCTTCCTTGCGGCCACGTGTATGCGCGGGTTCGAATCTCGCCGAAGGCACTCGGTCGTCCCATGTCATCATGTTTTCGATTGGCGTTGAATCCGGTGGCGTGGGATGGTCCTAAACTTGGCGGCATGCCAATCGAAAAAGAAACACGCGAATAACATCAGAAACGTCGCGACGACGAATCCGCGAAGGCAATGGAATGGCTTGCGTCACATTGGACTCAACCGCGGAATTGTCCGATTTGTGACGGCCAGCAGTGGTGGGTGGGGCAAGCCCTGGAACTCAGAGAATACAATCGGAGCCGGATCAGACGGAGCGGGGGAAGGGCGAATCGTGAATTCGAACCTTCAAGGGCTTCAAGGGCTGTCTCAACAGAAGGTGGCATTTTCGACGAGCGTTAAGATACCGAAGGAGGAGGCGATACCGGTGCGTACGACCGACCTCAAGCATCTGAAAAGGGATATCAGACGAATTCCGGATGGCAATGGTAAATTAGACAACGCTTTTTGGTGCGCGATCGGTATCGGAATCCCGATGATAATCCAATTCGTGGTGGACTCTAGTTCTTCCGGAGGTCACGGCAACTGGTTGATTTTGGCTATCGGCGTGGTGTCATGCATATTGGCTGGCATGTTTAAGATATTTGGTAAAGGTGAGAAAGAAGAACGCGAACGATATATCGACGGCATCATCGAGAACATTGATGATTTCTCCGTCGGCGTGAGATGAAGTTGAATCTCTCCGGAGTCACCCATGAAAAGGAATGGCCCGGAATCGCTTCCGGACCATTCCTTTATTTGCCGTTTTGTTTGCGTGGTCTGCCGCCGCCGACACCTCTGCCGGGACGTTGCGCGTTCCACCGGTCGATGGTTTCGGGGAGCCAGCCGCGTGTGCGGCCGATGCGCACGTCCGGCTCCGGCAGGTCGTAGACTGCTGCGTTCTCGACGCCGAGTCTTTCGGCGACCTGTTTGACGCCGAGGTATTCAGTCGTCATCGCCGCCCCGTCTGTCCATGATGAGCGTGGCGATGCACCAGATGCCCGCCGCGAGTCCGAACAGTCCGGCTTGCCATGGTTTTCCCGCGAAGCCGAGCATGGCGGACAGCAGGCCACATGTGATGCCGCAGACGGCGAATATGGTGCTTGTTTTCATGATGGCCATGAAATAGGATGGAACCGGGGTTCCGGGCACTAGGTCTGCTCGGAACCCTTTCGTCATCTCTTATGGCGTGGTCTGCGCCGTATCGAGATGATGAGCGCCGCCAGCGCGATGATGTTGCTCGCCACCGAGCTGATGGCGGTCACGATATCCGTCCATTTCATGCTCACCTCCTTTCCTGTTGACATAAACTATTGTATCAAAAATACATAAGTTATGCAAGCGAGATAGATATTACACGCCGAAAGGAGCAGAAATGAAAGAAGCCCTCGAAGAGATCGCACATCAACTCACACGCATAGCCGACCAAAGAGAACAGGCGGGAATGCAGATCAGCAGGGGTGATGCCTTGGAAGCGTGGGGCCTGCGAATCTACGAGGAGGACTTCCTCTCAGCGCTCCAATGTCTCGGAATCGAAGTCACAGACTGATATCGAATCGATGACGAATGACATCACATAAGCCAAACGTTCGCAGACAAAACGGATCGCGACGGAATCAGCTCGTTTCCAGACACAAAGCAGCGGTCAAAAGCGGAAGAACCTGCGGAATCTGCGGAAAGCCAATCGACCTGCGACTCAAATATCCAGATCCTTGGAGCTTCGTCGTGGATGAGATCATCCCAATCGCAAGAGGTGGAAATCCATATTCCTGGACAAACACCGAACCGACACATCGATGGTGCAACACCGTCAAAGGCACGCATACACTCGAGTGGGCACAACGTGAAGTGCGACGGCTCATGGCCGGTCAGCTGGGGCAGCAATCAAAACCACCCACCGGCGTGCCGTTTCGGAAAATCGACATCTAGGGGCGGTATCCCCTCCCGGTCCGGAAAACACGTCCCCCGCCGCATAGGGCCGATATCTCCCCGGAAGCTTAAAACGTGACGGTTCGTAAAACGTGACGGGAGGCGAAACGTCGTGAAATGCCTCATTTGCGGCAAGGAATTCAGGCCGTCAGGACGCGGGAAACCAGCTAAATACTGTTCTGGCGCATGCCGTGCGAAAGCGTACCGGGCAAGGAAGAACGATGGCGAGTCATCGCCGAAACCAGCAAAACCAAGAACAAAACGAAAGGCAAAGACGCCAGCTACTGCAGAACGGGAACATCCGGCAGACATCGACCGTCACAGTTTCGAACGCATGATGGATGGATCACATGAGGACACACTTCGTGAAATCGTCGGAAGACTCCGTGAGGCTCTGCATGATCCATCAACGCCGGCCAACGCGTTGCCGTCGATCAGCAGCAAGCTCGCAGAATTCGACGAACGGATGCGTATAGCCGAGGAATCCGGCAGCCTGTTCGACATGAACGACGACGTGACGGAGGTGGCGGAGGATGTCGGAGCGTCGATTGTCTGAAATCGCCCAACGGCTCGTGCAGCCGGAAGACGTCACGTCAAGCGACTTCAAACTTATCAACAGTGCGGCGGTCAAGGCCGGAATCCATTACGACCTCTGGCAGAAAGGCTTTCTCTACCTTCTGTTCGCAAAACGCTCCGACGGCAAGTACGCATGCGGGTCCGGCGGCGCGGTTCTGTCCAGCTGCAGACAGATCGGCAAGACGTTCACCGTCGGAACCGCGATATTCATCCTGTGCGCCGGACGCGCAGGGACTCTGGTCATCTGGACCGCGCACCATACGCGCACCTCCGATGAGACGTTCGCCGATATGTGCGACCTGACCCGCAATCCGAAGCTTTCCAAATACGTGCAGTCCGTGCGCCGCGCGAACGGACAGCAGGAGATCCGTTTCACCAATGGAAGCCGCATCATGTTCGGCGCTCGAGAGAACGGTTTCGGCCGAGGTCTGCACTCCGCCGACATCGAAGTGTTCGACGAGGCTCAGATTCTCACCATCAAGGCGTTGGACAACCTGATTCCAATCGTGAACACAAGTCCGAATCCGCTGATTGTGTTCATGGGCAATCCACCGAAGCCGGGCGATCAATGCGAGGCCTTCGAGGAGAAACGTTCGACCGCGTTGTCCGGCAAGTCGGATGACATGCTTTACGTCGAGCTCGGTGCAGACCGCGATTGCGACCTGGATGACAGGACCGCGTGGGCGAAAGCGAATCCGTCATATCCAAAACGCACCAGCGAGGAAGCAATCCTGCGCATGCGCAACCTCCTCGCAGAAGACTCGTTCAAACGCGAAGCGCTCGGCATCTGGGACGAACAGACAGCCACCGAGGTCATTGGTGAGGATGCATGGCACGCTACCGAGGTGGCCAACCCGCAAACGGATGGCCTGCTCTCGTTCGGCGTGGACATGCCACCGGACAGGAGTGCATTGGCCATCGGACTCGCGTTCAAGCACGACGATGGCACTGCATTCATCTCCCTACAGGAATACCGTTCCACTCGAACCGACGGAGTCCAATGGGCTGTTGACTGGCTGGCGGAACGCTGGCACAAGACCGCGGCTGTGGTCGTGGACGCGCAGTCGCCGGCCATGAGCATCGTGCCCGACCTGCAGAAACGGCATGTGCGTGTAATGGTCACCGACACACGCCAATTAGGACAGGCCACAGGCCGCGTGCTCGACATGATTCGAGACAAGTCCATCACCCATCTGAGCGATAGGGATCAGCCGCAGCTGGCTGCCGCCGTGAAGGGCGTCACATTGCGCGACATCGGCCCCAATGGAGCGGTCGCGTGGAACAAGAAAGGCTCCGACGTGGAGATAAGCCCGCTGCAGGCCGCGACATTGGCATTGCACGGGGCGTTCACCACGAGGCGCAAGCCAGGAAGAAAGCAAAGATTGAGGAGGCTCACATGACATCGCTGCTCGCTCCGGTCACCGATTTCAGCGACCTCGGCATCATCTTCAATCCACCGACCGATATCAAAGGGCTTGACCCGGCGTTGCACGACACTTTATCGAATCTCGTCACCGTGTGGAACCGCAAGCGCGCGCGCAATTCACTGCGTTCCCGGTATGCGGATGGAAAACATCGGCTCCGCGACATCGGCTTCTCCATCCCCCCGAGCATGCGGAATCTCGAGGAGGTGGTCGGCTGGCCAGCGAAAGCAGTCAACGCACACGCCGAGCGCTGCATGTTCGATGGCTTTGTCAGTCCGAATAGCAGCGACGATTCCTTCGACCTGAATCCAATTCTCTCCGCTAACCGCTGGGACATCGAGCTGCCGATGGCGATCAGCAGCAGCATGATCCACTCGTGCGTCTTCATGGCCGTGTCGGAGGGCGACGAGTCGGCTGGAGAACCGCCTGTGCTCACCATTCCGCACAGCGCGCAATGGTCGAGCGCCCTGTGGAATTTCCGTACGCGCAGTCTCAAGGCGGCGCTCACCATCGATGACATCGACGATTACGCGCGTCCTACGCGATTCCGCCTATGGACGCCTTTCCAAGTCATCACCTGCCAGCTTGGGCGTGAATGGTACGTGGACGATGTGTGGACGCATGGTCTTGGCCGTGTGCCTGTGGAGGTGCTGTCTTATAGGCCGACCATCGACAGGCCTTTCGGCAGGTCGATCATCAACCGCGCGGTCATGAGCATCACTGATGACGCGGTGCGCACCGTCCTGCGCAGCGAGGTCAGCGCCGAATTCTACTCGGCACCGCAATGGCTCCTACTCGGCGCCGACCCCGATTCATTCAAGGACGATGATGGCAATCCGATCCCAGTCTGGGAATTCGTCATCGGACGATTGAACATGATTGGTAAGGACGAGGATGGCGACGTGCCGAAGCTTGAGCAGATCACCCAGCAGTCCGTGCAGCCGCATATCGACCAGATGCGAGAGCTTGCCTGCAGATTCGCCGGGGAGACGAATGTGCCGGTCAGCTCGCTCGGCATCATCCAGGACAATCCATCGAGCGCAGAGGCGATGCATGCTGCGGAGAAGGATCTGGTCATCGACTGCTCGGCAGCGAACCGCGTGTATGGTGCTTCGCTTCGTCGTATCGCGCAGGACATCATCATGCTTCGCGACCATACGACCGAAGTGACCGACGAGATGGCGGGCATCACCGCACGATGGCGCAATCCGTCGCTGCCGAGCGTCATCGACGCCGGAGACGCGATGGTCAAACTCGTGGGGGCCTTCCCTTGGCTTGCCGACACGACCGTCGCATTGGAGGAAGTCGGCTTCACTGACGAGCAAATCACCAGACTCCTATCGGAAAAGCGCCGAGCCGAAGCGAAAAGCGCATTGAACGCGCTCGCCGGGATGAACGGAGGCGGGAATGACAAACCGGACTCCGAGCCGCAAGGAAATCAATCTTCTGACCAAATCGCAGAAGACGGCGGTGAGCCTCGCACAACGGGAGATGGGCCAAGCGTGGCAACAGCTGCAGGGAATGGAACCGGCACAGCAGCGTGACATGCTGCTGGAACTCGTTCCCGCCATCATTGACAAATATGGGAGCATCAGTTCGACCGCAGCAGCCGACTGGTACAAGCAAATGCGGTCGAAATGGTTCGACGACAAATACGAGCCGATACTCGCCGACCCTATACATGACGATTTGACCGACATGATTCGGGCGAAGGCAAGCATGCTGTTCAAAGGCAACGAGCGATATGATCCGAACGCCTATCTCTCGTACCTGAATCGGCTTATCGCGGTCGGAGTGCGTAACGGCGGTCGCAGTACCGTCAGGTCGGCAGCCAAGCTTGACAAGTATGGGCCCCGGTTCGCACGCGTTCCTTCCGGACTTCATACCTGCGCGTTCTGTGCCATGCTCGCCGGACGCGGCTTCGTCTATGCAAGCGCCGAAAAGGCCGGAGGCTTGTTCAACAAGTACCATGCGGCATGCGACTGCGAGATTGTCCCATCATGGGATGAAAAACCGCGTGTGGAGGGCTATCGTCCCGACGAATTGTACGACGACTATCTCAAAGCGAGGGATGAGGCCGGAAGCGATTCGGTGGACGATATCCTTCGCGCGATGCGACAGCATAAGGGCAAATACGCGGATGGAATCCGTCCGGGAACCGCCATCCCTGATGGTTGGAAGCAGCCTCATGCGCAGAACGAGGAACGACTGCTTTCAATGCGAGGACTCGCTGGCGTCACCGATCGCGAATGGTACATGCGTCAGGAAAAGGTTGGAGTTCCGCACTCCACCGATATGTTATATCCGCAGGAAATCGTGTTCCTTGAACGATTCCAGAATCTTGGGAACCATGTCGAATGGATACCAAGAGACATAGAAAAAAGGACAGCGACAAATGATTTCCGTTGGATCGAAACAAACGAGCTTTGCGAATTGAAGTCCTTGGCAAAAGCTGATTTTGGCAAAATCGCCGATCGTATCACCAAAGCCGTTCGAAGCGCTAAAGAGAATCACGATGTCGTCAAGGACTGTTTCGTGATAGATCTTGGCCAATCGAAACGTAAAGACAAGCTTGTTCACCAGTTAGAGAAGTACAACGATCGTGAGTGGAAAATCCGCAGACTTTTCATTCTCGACGGTGAAGGTTTATTGGAAATCAAATTGAAATGAAACAACCGGGAGCACGCCTCCGCTCATTGCGTTTTATTTCAACGCCGCAGAGGACCCCCGGTCTTCATATATTTTAGCACATTCTTGGCAGGTTGGCCCAGTGGCGACGGCAGTGGCCTGTAAATCCACGACATTGAAACAACGCGGGTTCGAGTCCCGCACCTGCCACTATCCCATTTTTTGGGCGGTCACTGGCTCCGTCATGCCTGGTCAAAAGGCCACGATGGCCTCAAACATTCGGAGAAAACACAAGGAGCGTTTCATCATGCCGAAATCCCTCATCATGCGTCTTCGTCACATCATGATGGTCGCGCCACCGGCCGAACCCGGCGGTGACGGACAGCAGCAGGGTGGCGAGCCTCCGGCAGGAGAGAAGACCTTCTCCCAGAGCGATGTCAACCGCATCGTCGAGGACCGTCTGCGCCGCGAACAGGCCAAGTATGCCGATTACGACGATTTGAAAGCCAAGGCCGCGAAATTCGATGAGCAGGAGGAAGCGAACAAGAGCGAACTGCAGAAGGCCACCGAAGCCAACCGCAAGCTCGAATCACAGCTGGCGGAGCAGAAGCACGCCGGCCTTGTCGCCAACGCCTGCCTCAAGCACGGCATCCCCGCCGAATTCGCCGACCTCGTGACCGGCGATGACGAGGAAAGCATCGACAAGACAGCCGAGAAGGTCGCCAAGCTCGTCAGCACACAGGGGAAGCCGCCGGCATCCGGCACTGGCAGGCATCCGCTCGACGGCGAGGGAAACCAGCCGGGTGGGCAGGGAAGCATGAGCATCAGGGAGCAGATCGCAGCCGCCGAAAAGAAAGGCGACTATCAGACCTCCATGACGCTCAAAAGCATCATGCTCGGCACGAAGCGCCAGTAACCACCAATCTGGAAGGAAGACATCATGCCTGGAATCACAGGACAGGGTAACACCTACAATCTGCCCAATTACGTCGGCGAGCTTTTCGCCGCAAGCCGCGAGGACACGCCGCTACTCTCCGCCATCGGCGGACTCACCGGCGGCATCGACACCACGTCCACTCTTTTCGAATGGCAGGGCTACGACCTGCGCGACCCAGACGCCAACCGCCAGCGCCTCGAGGGCGCCGACGCGCCGAAGGGCGAGGAACGCACCCGCTTCCACGCCAACAACGTGGTCGAGATCCACCAGGAGGCCGTCGAGGTCTCCTACACGCGGCAGGGTGCGACCGGACAGCGCAACACCGACAACATGCCGGTAGTACAGGTCGGCGGCACCGCCATCCCCGCTGACGAGCTGAGCTGGCAGATCCAGCAGCAACTCAAGCAGATCGCACGCGACGTGGAAGCCTCCTTCATCTCCGGCCATTACAACAATCCGACCGACAACCAGAGCGCGCGGAGCACCCGCGGCCTCCTCGAAGCCATCACCACCAACGTGATGAGCACCGAGCACACCGCCGCCCAGCTGACAGCGGACGACGTGCTCGACCTCGCGCAGATGGCCTGGGACAATGGCGGCATCCGCGAATCCGAGACGCGCACCATCGTGGTCAACTCCACTCTCAAGCGCGCACTGACCCGCTGCTTCGTCACCGACGCGAAGTATCAGGAGCAGACCCGCAACGTCGGCGGCGTGAACCTGCAGACCATCGAGACCGACTTCGGCCTCTTCAACATCATGCTCGACCCGTACATGCCGAAGGACCAGCTGCTCGTCCTGTCCCTCGAACAGCTCGCCCCGCGCTTCCTCGAAATCCCCGGCAAGGGTCATTTCTTCGCCGAGCCGCTCGCCAAGACCGGCGCAAGCGACAAGGTGCAGCTGTACGGCGAGATCGGCTTGCAGTACGGCGACCAGAAGGCCCACGCGCTCCTGACCGTCGCCGGTGGCTCCGCATCCAACACCGTGAAGGTCGCCGGCGTGAGCCTTGATAAGAAGACCATGGGCGTCAAGACCAAGGGCACCAATACGGTGAAGGCCATCGTTGTGCCCGACGGCGCATCCAATAAGGATGTCGCGTGGACTGTGGAACCGTCCGACAATTCCATCGCCACCGTCAAGGCTGATGCCGACAAGAGCGTCGGTGTCGTGACCGGCGTGAAGGCTGGCAACGCCACCGTCACCGCAACCACTTCCGACGGCTCCAAGAAGGCATCCGTCAAGGTCACCGTGACCGACTGAGAGGCCAGATGATGGCCGACACAGATGATTTCGCGAGTGTCGACGATCTTGAAGCCTCATGGCATGCGCTCACGGACGAGGAGAAGACGCGCGCGAAGAAACTCATCGCGTATGCGTCCGACCTGATCCGCTCCTATCGCAGATGGGACAAGGTCAGCAACCTCACCCGTGAGCGCATTTGCTGCGCTGCCGTTAGGCGCGCAATGGAAGCCGATTCCAATGGCGCACCATCAGGAGCCAGCAGCATGAGCGAGACCGCCGGACCATTCCAAGCCACCTACAGCTTCCAGAACCCCACCGGCGACCTCCGATTGTGGCCGAGCGAGGAGAAGGAGCTTGGCGGAAGGCGACGCCTCCTCGCGGGAGCCCTCGACATGAGCACCGGAAAGGTGGTGGCACCATGATCCACGGTGAAACCGTCAAGGTGCTCCGTCCAAGCATCGCCGGAATGGATGCCTACAACACTCCAATCCGCAAATGGTCCGAGGAATCGGTAGGCAACGTGCTGGTCGGCTCGCCGACACAGGACAATGTCGCCACAAGCGTCAATCCGGAAGGATTGCTCGTCTCCATGTCGCTCTACTTCCCACGCTCCTATCAAGGAACGCTCCGGGATTGCAAGGTGATCGTCAGGGGAATCGAATATCGAGTGATTGGCGATCCTGTCGCGCTCGATGGCGGATTGACACCAACTTCCTGGAACATGCAGGTCAACGTCTGCCGCGATGACGGGAGGTGACCATGAAGGGATTCAAGGTCGACAAGGAATGGATGGAACGCAATGTCCTGTCCAACCCAACAGTCCAATCCGCTCTGAACGCGAAGGCCAGACGCATCGCTCCGATCGTGAAGCGCATCGCCCTCAAGGAAGGCGACCGTCATTATGCCGAATCGGTGCGCGTCATGCAGGGACGACGTCCTGGAACGAAATCGCCGACGCATCTGCGCAGACCATATGCCCGAGTCATCATCGGTGACGAGCATGCGGACGCCAAGGAATACGGCGACGGACGGATCTATCCGAAGAAGGGATACCTTCGCCGCGCCATAGCCGAGGCGGGTGGCTGATTATGGCGATTCCGCTTCGCGGCTCATGGCCGCAACCGATGCCGATCATCATCCAATGGCTGCAAGACAAGGCGGGGATCAAGGCTTCGGCGGAAGTGCCGGAGAATCTGCGTGCAAACCTTCCGGCCGTCATCGTCTCTCCGGCGCCGGGTGGCACGACCGCCGATGGATTCACGCGCGGCAGAGCCGTCAACATCGACATCTTCGCCGCTGATTGGACTTCCATGGACGCGACCATAAGAAAGGTCGAAACCGCTCTCTCTCAGCTGCAGGGCGATGGAAACCGATATGGCTACGTCGACTCCTCAACGCTCACCTCATTTTCCGAAGTGAGTCATTCAATGCCTGACGTGCGCCGTTGCACGGCGACGATCACGCTCAACACCAGACCACAATGATTTTTCAATTAAGGAGGAAATGATGGCTGCCATCACCGATGTGCCAAGCATTCTCAATGACAATAACGGAAACGTGCGAAAGTGGGGCACTCAGCTGCTCGCTATCGCCGACTATTCGACCGCGATGCCGGATCCTTTCTTCGACACCGCAACCAACAAACCGAATCAGCTGCCCGAGGGTTTCAAGGTGATGGGCTACATCAGCACTGATGGCGCGAAGATGAGTCGCGGCATCGAGTCCGCCGACACCAGTGCGGTGCAGGATCTGGAGCCGGTGCGTTCCGACATCACCGGACGTACCCGCACCCTGCAGCTCACCTTCCTGGAGATGAACGCATGGGTCAAGGCCTTGGCCCACGGCCTGCCCGTCTCCCAGTGGCCGGCAAACAAGGATGAGGGCTTCGAATTTACCGATGAAAAAACCACGGAATTCCCGTACTACCGCCTGATCTGGATCGGTCAGGACGGTGTGGGCGACGCGGCACATTACCGCATCGAGGCCGGGTATCGCGTCAAGGTCACCAATCAGGGCGACAACACCAAGAACCGCTCCGACGCCGAGGGTGAGGACCAGACCTTCACCTTCTTCCAGGATCCGAAGACCGGCAAGGTGTTCTACGAGGGCGAGAAGATCGCCAAGGCCGGTGCCGCGCTTCGTGCTGATGTCTCCCAGTCGCAGCCGGTGTCCGATCAGGCAGCGTCCTCCGAGTCACAGCCGGTCGCCGACTGACATTGATTCTTCCCGCACCGGGCTTTTGATTCCTTTCACCGGTGCGGGATTTTCCCTTCTTCTCTCGCCGAAAGGAACACTGATTTTTTTGAAAGGATTGAACAATGACCGACAACAAGAAGCGTAAGGTCCGCAGCCTCAAGGCCGTGAAGGCGAAGTATCTTGAATCCCACCCGAAGATTCGGGAGTGGATCGAGTTCACCATCGACGACGAGCCGGATGCGAAGGAATTCCGCATCCACGCTCCAATTTTCCAGTCGAATGAGGAGAAGAAGGCATTCGCGAAGGCGCAGGAGTCCGACGACCAGTTCGACTTGGCGAAAGCGCTGCTCGGCGCCCAGTGGGATGATTTCATCGAGGCCGGCGGACAGATCAGCCTGCTTTTCCTCCTGCTCGACGACGCGGCCGATGAAGTGCATGAGACGGACAGCGAGGGAAACCCTACAACGCTTTAGAGCTCCTTGACGGCGATGGTCACGCGGAGGAATTGGAGGCCGCGTTATGCGCGGTCTACGCGCCGCGTGACCCCATCCAAGAGTTCTGGCAACGCAAGATCAGTCTCCGCGCATTGCATGCGCTGATAATCCACATGCCGCCGGACAACGTCTTCTTTCGTGCTTTGGCTGGTGATGGCTGGAGTGAGTCGGAATGGCTGTTGCACGATTTGGGCGACATGCTCCGTGACATCCAGCTAACCATCACCCAGTGCGCTCCATTTGTGGAGCATCCCCTTGAAGAGGATGACATCAGGCCTCGCACCAAGCCTCCGGCTGTCGTGGTGGCTGAGTCCAAACGCGAACAGTCGTCTGTCGACAGCAAGGCCTTACACGCGCAGGAGCGGAGCGAGCTCATGGCGCTTGTCACGGGCGATCAATCGAAAAACTGAACAGTGAGGTGGTCTCATGGCCGGCACAGCCGCATGGATCGATGTGCTCCCGAATCTGAGCGCTTTCGGCACGAAGCTCAACAGCGGTGTGACGGCCGCGGCCACCTCCGCAGGGCGGAATGCCGGCAAGAAATTCTCCGACGCCATGAATCAGGCCGCTGGCCGTGACGTGCTGTCAGAGCAGGTCAAGAGCCTGCAGCAGGCTGAGAAGAAGGCCGCGCAGGCGGTCAGCCAGTGCACGTCGCAGATCGCAAAAGCGCGCGACGAGCAGAAAAGCGCCGACCTGCGCGTACAGGCCGCCGAAGTCAAACTGCAGGAAACCATCGTCAAAAGCGGACAATCCTCCTCACAGGCCATCAACGCCCAAGCACGACTCAACGATGCAAGGAGCAAGGCGAGGCAGAAGACCGAAGCCGTCACATCGGCCGAGGAACAACTCAAAGCCGCCAGCGAAGGCCTGAAAGAGACTCAGACGCAGCTCCACGACGCTCAGACGAATCTGAACGCGAGCACTTCCAAGCAGTCGGGATTTTTCGCGTCCGCCGCGGCATCGGCGCGCAATGCCATCAATTCCTTCCGTAGCATGCAATCAAGCGTCACTACCACTGCCGCAAGGGGCGTCGGAGATTCCGAACGCTTCTTCACAGCGTGGGGAGCCGCGAAGTTCGGAGCCATCAGCGGGTTCGCGCAGTCGGCATTCAGCAAAGTCTCAAACATCATCATCAGCAATGTGGAAGGCGCCATTAAACGCGCCGACACGATGAACAATTTCCCCAAAGTCATGAAGAATTTGGGGTACGACTCGAATGACGCTGCCGCAGCCATCAAACGCATCAGCGCCAGCATCGACGGCCTGCCGACCACCACATCAAGCATGATCGGCATGGTCCAGCAGCTTGCTCCGTTGACCAAGAATCTGGACGAGGCCACCAGCATCGCATTGGCGTTCAACAATGCCGTCCTGGCCGGCGGCAAAGACACAGTGCTGCAGGCCAACGCCATCGAACAGTACAACCAGATGTTGAGCGCGAACAAGGTCGATGCCGCCGCATGGCGAAGTGTCGTCAACGCAATGCCTGGCCAGATGAACCAATTGGCCAAGAGCATCCTTGGCGCAAACGCGAAGCAGAACGACCTATATGAGGCGATGAAGGGTGGCAAGGTCACCTTCGAGGACTTCAATAAGGCGCTCGTCAAGCTCAATAAGGACGGCTACGGGCCGTACGCATCATTTACGACGCAGGCAAAAGACGCCACACAGGGCATCGGCACTGCGATGGAGAACGCGAAAAACCGCGTCCAGAAGGCCATCGAGAAGATTATCGAGGCGTTCGGTGTCGACCGCATCAGCGGCGTCATTAACAGCTTTACGGCGAAATTCGGAGATGTCGGCTCGGCTGTGGCCAAGGCGGTCTCCGGATCATTGGAATTCGTCGAGACCGGCAAAGTCAACGAAAAACTGGCCGAATCTTTCCACATCGACAAGAAGTCGTATGCGGGCATCGAAGACGCTTACCAGCGGATTCGGTGGGGGTATAAAGGTCTCACCGATTTCATCAAGACCGGTGAATTCTCGTACGAGTTCAACCGTGCCTTCGAGAACGCAGACCGCCAGACACTCATCGACTTCAAAGACAGCCTCCTCGGCATCCGCGACTCCGCCAGCGAGGTGCTGAAGAACCTTCCCGGATTGGGTGAATTTTTCAACACCCCGAAGGATGGCGACAAGTCGAACTTGAACAAGGCCTTGAAAGCCGCCAATGTGGCGCTTGCTGGTCTGAAGCCACTGCTCGACCTGCTCGCATCAATCGAGAAGGCGTGGAACGGTCTGTCCGCTGACCAGCAGGGCACCATCTTCGATACGGCCATCTACCTGTGGTTAGGTAGTAAAGGATTCAAGATACTGAAGAACATCTTCGGTGTCGCCAAGGATATCGGCAAAGGCTTCGGCATCGCCGGAAAAGGCATCAAGACCGCTGGCAACGCGCTGAAATCGTTCGGCAAGTTCCTCGGCGGGCTGAAGGCTCCGAAATGGCTGTCCAGCTTGTTCGCGAAGGCTCCAAAGGTTGCCGGATTGGATAAAGTGCCAGCTTTCGCCAAACGCACCGGCGGCACTCTTGGTGGCGTCGCGGCTGGAGCGGCTGCCTACGGTGCCGCCACGAAGAATCTGACCGGCGGTCTGCCGAAATGGGTTTGGAAAGGCCTGCAGGGTGTCCAGGGCAAGGACACATCCGACAAAGCCTACAAGGCGTACCAGAAATGGTATGCGGAAAACAATTCGGTCAAAAACCCCGGAAAATTCACAGAATGGATGAAAGGGAAACTGGCCGGAGCGAAGGAACAGGCATTCGCCGGCAACACCGGTTCGGCTCAAGCCACGATGAGCTCCAGCCAACGCGATGCTGGAGTCAAGGCCTGGAACGGCATCAAAGGAGCGTTCTCCGAAGCAGGACAGGCGCAGGTCGACAATACAGCCGCACAGGTCAAAGCCCAGCAGGGCACTCTGGCCGGCATTAAGAAAGCATGGGGCGACGCCGGCGATTGGATCAACACCAATTGGTGCGACCTGATGGTCAAAATCCAATCGAAGTTCGACAGCGCGGCCCAATGGGTCGAGGACCGTTGGAACGGTGTCAAGGACTGGTTCGGGACCACAGGTCAGAAGATAGGTGACTTCTTCTCTGGCGTCCCATCGACCATCGGTGGATGGTTTGATTCCGCCGGCCAGTGGGTGCAATCCAAATGGCAAGCCGTCGTTGATTGGCTTGGACTGACACCAACCACGATCATTGATTTCTTCACGGGAATCCCTGATGCGATCAGTGGTTTCTTTGGTTCCGCTGGTGATTGGATTCAGCAGAAATGGCAGGCACTGGTCGACTGGCTGGGCCTCACTCCAACATCGATCATCGACTTCTTCACCGGCATCCCTGATGATTTCAACGATCTTTTCCAATCCGCAAAAGACAAAATCACTAGCATCTTCGGCACTGTCGGCGATTGGTTCGACCAGCATGTCAAAGCTCCGATCAAGTCTGCTTTGGATGCGATCGGCAACACGTTCAACTCCACCAAGGATTGGATTAAGACCAGTTGGGATCAGGTCAAGGATGCGGCCAAGAGCCCGGTGAAATTCATCGTCGATACCGTATACACGCACGGCATCAAGAAGGTTTGGGATTCGGTGGCCGGCGCCGTCGGCCTGAAACTCTCCCTTCCGACGGTGAAGTTCGCAACCGGCGGCACCGTCGGCGGCATCAACCCCGGTTACGCTCCCGGTGTCGATTCGATCCCGGCGATAACCTCGCCGGGCGAGGCGTGGATGGTGCCGGAATGGACCAAGGCCGTCGGCGCGGAGAACGTCTACCGCTGGAACGCTTTGGCTCGCCGCCATGGCGTGCAGGCCGTCCGTGAGGATATGGGTCTTGATGGCGTCCAACGCTTCGCCAAAGGTGGCATTGCCTCCAAGATTGGCAAGGCTGCCGGCAAGGCGGTGTCCGGAGCGAAGAAATTCATCGAGGATTTGTCCCAGACAGCTCAGGCCTTTGTGAAGAATCCTGTGGATTGGGTCACGTCGAAGATTCTCACGCCTGTGAAATCGCAGGTCGCGGGAATCAGCGGCGGCCAGTTCGGCCAGATGGCCGGCAGACTGCCGGTAAGCGCCGCTACGGCGCTTGTCGACAAGGTCAAGTCGATGGCGTCCGACCTGGCATCCAAGTGGACCAGCAAATCCGAGGCGGGCCAATATCATGGTTCGGTCGGTGGCGGCGTGGAACGCTGGAGGAGCCTAGTCCTGCAGGTGCTCAAGGAATTGGGTCAGCCCGCAAGCTGGGCCGACACCGTGCTACGCCGAATGAATCAGGAGTCCGGCGGCAATCCTAACGCCATCAACAACTGGGATTCCAACGCCAAAGCGGGTATGCCGTCGCAGGGCCTGATGCAGACCATTCCTGGCACATTCAATGCCTATGCGGGGCCGTACCGCTCGCGTGGCATCACCGACCCGCTCGCCAACATCTATGCCGGCTGCAATTACGCGATCCATCGGTATGGGTCGTTGGCCGGAATGAATTGTGCGGGCGGCTACGCGCTCGGCGGCATCGTCGGAGACGATAGACCGACCCTGTACGATCGCGGCGGCATCCTGCCACCCGGACGGCACCTCGTGGCCAACGAGACCAAGCAGCCCGAACTCGTGTTGACGCGAGAGCAGATCGTCAAGATCTTCGGCGCTGACGTCAAAGATAAGGGCGATCGGACCGTGAACCTCAACGTCAACATCCCCGAACGCTCGGATCCATGGGCTGATGCGAGCATCCTCGTGCGCACCGCGCGACACCAATTGCGATAAAAGGAGGCCGATGTGGCTTATTTTGCGGAATTGTCGGCCTCCGGCTTGGAGCCGGTGCGTTTCGAGGGTTCGGGCGATCTTGACTGCCTGTGCATCGCGAAAGGCGGCATCGAGGGCTGGTGGTCGACTCCCGCCGCGAAAGTCAATGTGACGGCGCGAGGGCAGGGCGACGGTGGACATGATGTGAGCGAGGATGACATCTCCTACGCCAGCCGTGCCGTCACCCTGCATTGGAATGCCAACGCCTCCAGCCGTGACGAGCTCATCACCTTGACCGACAGTGTGCGCAAACTCGTGCACCGTCAGGTCAGGATGCGCGTGGTCGACGGCACCGAGGATACCTGCTGCAGTGGCGGATATATGGTGCTTACCCAGCAGCCTGACTATCGGTCCGGCAGCATCGCCGATTCGACCATCACCATCGTTTTCGAGCGTCCGGAGCGCCTGTCGTCTTTGGCGCATTCGGGTGAGGCTCGCGCGTCGGTGGTGCAGTCGGGCGGCTTGAGCTACGGCGCGGCTAATGGTGGCTTGGCATATCCGCTGCAGTATGGCGTGGCGTCGGATGGTGCGACGGTGATGCGCTTGCCGAATCAGGGCACTAGCCGCGCATATCCGACCTACACCTTGTGCGGAGAGTGGCCTGATGGCTGCACGCTCCGCTTGGCGTGCGACGGGCGTAATTCCACCATCGCCTATTCGCGCGCCATCCACACCGGCACACCAGTATTGCTGGACACCCGCTCCCGCACCGCCACCATGGGCGGCGTGGACGTGACCAGCGGATTATCACAGCGCGGGTGGATGACGATACCGGCCGGCAAGAGTCTGACGGTCAATCTCGCCACCGCAGGCAGCGGGTGGGTCAGCTGCTCAAGCCATGACACCTACATTTAAACGTTTTTCCGATTCGGAGGTGCAACACTTATGACCACGGCTTTAGGCATTCGTCCCGACGCGAAATTGCAGGGCGTCAGCCCTCAGGTGCATCGGCATATCATCAGCGCCCAGTGGGCCAGTGACGGCATCATTCAGGGGCTTACCGTGACCGGAGGCACAGGGCTCACCTACACGGTGAGCGCCGGTACCGCATTGATTCAGCCTGACGGCCAGAAGGGCGAGGCGGTGCTCGCTTATTGGCCGGGCGGCGCCACTCCCGCAGTCGCCGCCGGTAACGCCGGATTGAGCCGATACGACGTGATTTGGCTCCGCGCCCACGACCTCGACAAGGGAGACGCGGACAATCAGGTGGTGCTCGGCGTCACTCAGGGCACGCCGGCCGCTGACCCAGACGTGCCGCTCGACCAGGTGCCGTCCGATGTGGTGCGTTTGGCGGCCATGCTCGTGCCCGCCGGCATGACACAAACCAAATCGTGCAGTACGGATGGCGCGGAACGCTACGCCATGCCCTACGGCGCGAGCAAGGGTCTCATTGCGCGTAACGTCCGAAACTACGAGGGTCCCGCAAACATGGGCGACGGTGGGAAGGACTATTTCGAGCAGGACACCAGCTTTTATCTGCCGACCGACAGGATGGTGGAGCTCAGGTACACGGCCACGGCGGCCGCCTGCCGACACGACAATCCCAAGAAGCCCACCGAGGACGCCACACAGATGGCCTGCTGGTATGTCGGCTTTCAGGTCGACGGGCATGACGTCTCCGGTGGCGGCGGCCAATTCCAAGTGTCCCGCGCGTGGCAGCAGGTGCATTTGAATGCGCTGGTCGAATTGCATGCCGGATGGCATACCGTGCGCACCCGCAACCATCGCGTCACGTGGGGCGAGAACGTCTATTTCATCTGTCACGGCGACGGCAAGGAGAATTACCCCGGCCGCACGCTCGAGGTGTGGGACCGTGGCGTGAACGTCGGCTAAGGAGGCGCACTCATGGCTTGGCGCGCGTATATCGTGGATACGATCAGCGGACAGCTCTTGTGTCCAATCGACTTGCCGAATTTCAGCTGGTCGGTCAGTGTGGCCGACTCATCGCTTTCCACCACGAAATCCAATGGTGTGGGACAGGACGAGGTGAGCGGTCTCAAGGTGCCATGGACCGCGGTGCCGGCCAATTCGCCAGGCGAACGCTCACGGCTCCTCGCGCCAGACCGGCGCAGCGTCGCACTCTGCTGGACGAGTCCGCTCGATTCGGAGGATGCCATCGGCACACCAATATTGTGCGGCCTCATCGGACAACGCAAGGACAGGCCACTCGACACCGACTTCAGCCTGACGAGCATTTACGGGCTCTTGGGCGACCGGTATCTGGTGCGCGAGGGAGTCTACGGCACTGCCACTGGCAGCACCAGCACCGACGTCATCAACTTCAACAATCTCTCCTTGCGCGCCATCGCGGCGGAGGCGGGGTGGCTGTGCACCAATGCCAAGCCGGGCGGCGGACTGCCCATCGACTGGCACTACAGGGGCGAAAAAGGCTCGCACCAGCGCGAATATGACAGCTGGGACATCCAGAATCTCAAATGCTCCGACGTGTGGGACAAGATCGCCAACGTCGAAAACGGGCCCGACCTGCAATTGCGTCCGAAGCTGTCGGGCGACACGATCCGCTTCGACTTCATCGCCGGCGGCGACGCCGACCCGAACATCGCGCAGGACACGATCATCGAACTATCTTCCTCGCCATACGGCGGGACTCTGGAAAACATCACAATAGACCATCTTGGAGCCGTGAACCGTGTCTATGCGAGCGGTTCGGGCACGGACAAGGCGCAATTATGCCACCTGTCCGAAGACCTGAGCCTCGTGAGCGGGGATCATGAGCCGTTTCCGCTCCGCGAGATGGCCTACAGCGACACGGACGCGGCCGACGCAAATCTGCTGCGCCAGCATGCCGATGGTGTCCTTTCCGCGAATCACGCGCCGCTCATGCAGATCAAGGGCGAACTCCACGCCAACGACATGAGCGCGGACGGCACGCCATTGCATCCGCTCGGCAGCTTCTGGCCCGGCGAGACGATGCGGTTGGACATTCAAGGATTCCCGAGTCTCGCGGACGGCGTGTACGAATGCCGGCTCATGCAGATGAGCGGCGACCAGACGGATAAGGTGAGTCTCATTTTCGACGCCATGGATGATCCAATGGCCTGACATTTTGGAGGTGGGCTATGTCCTCTCACGTGGAATTGAATCCAGACGATTCGACGCTCAGCCTGAGCCTGGGCATGAAGGCCATGCGCCTCGCCCTGACCCAGAAGACCCACAAGATGGGCACCGTGCGCATTCCCGGCACGGGCGGCACGGACGTCATCATCGGCGCCGGCGCGTCGGACGGGGCCAACAGGATCGACCAGGACGGGCGCCAACTGCCGCTCGTGGATACGAGCGGCATCGACAAGGCTGCGCAGGATGCGCAGCAGGCCGCCGACAAGGCCATGGCGAAGGCCGACGAGGCGATCGCCAAGGGCGAGCAGATCCGCCGGGACGCGCAGGCGGGCATCGACGACGCGCGCAAGCAGGCGCAGGCGGTCGAAGCCAAGGCCGACAAGGTCCGAACCGATCTCGAGACCGCTGCATCCCAACTGGAATCCAATATCGCGGCCGTCGACAAGAAGGCCGATCAGGTCCGAAGCGATCTGACCCGGCAGGTCCAGGATGCGAAGTCCGAGATGGACTCCACCGTCAAGGCCGCCCAATCGGCCGCCGACAAGGCGCAGTCGGCGGCCGATGCGGCCCAGAAGGCGGCTGACAAGGCCAATGCGGACACCGCCGATCTGGATAAGACCGTGCAGGTGGTCGACGCCAAGGCGGCCGCAGCGAAGCAGGCCGCGGCGGAAGCCCAGTCTAAGGCCGAGAACGTCGCATCGGATCTCGATTCCGCGAACGCGGTCATCGAACAGCACGCCACCGAGCTTGGCGCACTGACGACGAAAGTCAGCAATGCGGTCAAGAAATCCGACAGTGTCCTGAGTGTCTCAACGGAGGCAAAACAGACCGCTACCGAGGCATCGACTACGGCCACGTCAGCATACGCTGATGCACAGATAGCTCTTACCCAGAGCACCACTGCGACTCAGACCGCAACCGCCGCAAAGACAACTGCCGAATCAGCAAGCAAGACTGCAAGTGATTCGCTTAAGCAGTCTTCCGCAGCTGTGCAGACGGCCAATCAGATCAGTACGACTCTGAGGACCGAATATCAGACCAAAGCAGATGCCGATAAGATCTATGCGACCCAGTCGAGTCTGAAACAGACTTCGGATTCCATCACGGCTTCGGTCTCAAAGACATATGCAACGAAAGACGCATTGTCCGCTCTCCAGAACGTTGCCGATAACGCCATCGAATCCTGGCGAGGAACCGGTGTCCCGACCCTCGAGAACAAGCCGGCTTCGGACTGGACCACAAACGCCGATAAGAAGAAGCACTCCGGCGACCTTTACTACGACAAGTCCACCGGCAAGGCATATCGTTTCGGTTCTGACGATGGCGTGACATATACCTGGGAGTTGAACCAGGATACCGATGTCACCAAGGCATTGGAAGATGCATCCAAGGCACAGACTTCTGCAAATAATGCCCAGGCCTCTGCAACGGCTGCAAACGCTGCTGCCAGTAAGGCCCAATCGACGGCTAATACCGCAGTCAGCAATGCGGCCACAGCAAAGAATGCAGCCGATGCCGCGCAATCCAGTGCGAATAAAGCTCAGGGCGATGTCGATAAGCTGAAGATCGATATTCCTGAGACATATGCGACCAAGAGTTCTCTGTCCCAGACCGCTGAATCAATCACGGCGAATGTCGAATCGGTCAAGACAACTGCAAACAGTGCAGTGACAGCCGCATCTAAGGCACAGCAGACCGCCGATAGCATTTCTGCAAATTTGACAAAGAACTATCAGACAAAAACACAGGCAGATACGATATATGCAACCAAGGCGAGCCTGAAGGCGACTTCCGATAGTATTTCCGCCGAAGTAACCAAGGCACAGGGAACCGCAGATGGTGCCGTCACAGCCGCATCTAAGGCACAGCAGACCGCCGATGCCGTCACTCTAAATCTGTCTAAGAATTACAATACGAAAGCACAGAACGACGCTGTGTACGCAACCAAGACGAGTCTGAAGGCGACTTCGGATTCGCTTAGTGCGAATATTACGGCAAATGCGAAGACCGCTCAAAGCGCTGTTGACAAAGCGACGAGTCTCGAAGCGAATCTCAATGGTTTCAAGACCACTGTAAGTCAGACGTATACCACTAAGACGGATTTCAACAATCTTACGATTGGTGGACGGAACCTTTTAGAAAAAACATCTTCAGAATGGAGTGATTGGATTGTAATTACTCCGAATATAGTTAACTTCGTAGTACATTTTGGAGTATGCACTATTGAAGATGGTTTGGTTCCGAATGCATGGTATTCAAGTCAGATAGAGCTTGAATTTACTGATGTTACAAGTACTGAAGGCCACACGGCTACTGCATGGACTCAAGGATCTGTCGATAATAGATGTGATCATATCTTTAATCCATTTACACAGAATCTTCTTCCACAAACTGCAATTGAAAATACCGTTTATAGTCTGAAACATTCTAATAAAGCTACAGACGCAAACGCGAAGAATACACGATTCGATTTTGGTATTCGATGCGATTATTTTGCTAGTGGAAAGCTTCGTTATCGAAAGATAAAACTCGAAAAAGGTAACAAATCAACTGATTGGTCTCCAGCCCCAGAGGACCTTCAGCCAGCAGGAGATTACGCCACCAACAGTTCCCTTACCCAGACAGCGAATTCCATTAAATCTCAGGTCACTGAAGTCTCCAAGACCGCAAACAGTGCTATGTCCAAAGCCACTACAGTGGAACAGACTGCAAATGGACTTAGTAGCAAGATCACTGAACAGGGTAAGAAACTCGATGCAACAGTTACGACAGCCAATGAGGCAAAGAGCACCGCTGACAGCAATAGACAGACCATTTCACAGGTCAAAACCACTGCTGACGGTGCCGTGAATCGTGTCAGCAGTCTGGAACAGAACCTCGATGGTTTCAAATCCACTGTCGCGAAGACCTACCAGACCAAGGACGGAATGTCCGCCTACGCCACGGCCAGCGCGCTGAAGCAGACATCCGACAGCATCACCGCCGAAGTATCAAAAGTCTCCCGGACCGCCACCGGTGCCCTCAATAAGGCGACGAGTGTAGAGCAGGCCGCCAGCGGTCTTTCGACCAAGATCACTGAACAGGGTAAGACTCTCGATGCGACCGTCAAGACCGCGAACGAGGCGAAGAGCACCGCCGATTCGAACAAGCAGACCATTTCGCAGGTGAAATCCACCGCGGACGGCGCTGTAAGCCGAGTCAGCAGCCTGGAACAGAACCTCAGCGGATTCAAAACCGAAGTTAGCGGCACGTACGCGACGAAGTCTGATCTGGATAGTCGACCCTCGGGAGCGAACCTCTGGTGCAATCAGCCCTTCGACCCCGACAAGCCGCTGATCGGCTCCCTGGCGTCGGACGTCAAGGCCCCGAACGGCGCCAACGTGTGCCTCATCGCGAGCCGCGACCATCGTCCGCACTCCAAGACCGCGTTCCCGGTCGTTCCGGGCAGACGGTATCGGATGACCGCCATGTGCAGGCGATTGAAGGGCAATCTGACGTTGCGCGCCGGAATCTGGTACACGGCGATGACCAGCGGGCAATCGTTGGACACGATTGTCAACCCGTCTGCGTCGTCCGATCTGGGCGACGGGTGGATGTCCTGCACGTGGGATTTCACGTGCGCGTCCGGCAAGTCGGCCGGCATCGTGTACTTCCAAATCGACCAGTGGGATAACAACATCACGACTTGGTGGCAGATCGCGAACGTCGCATGCGTCGATGTCACCGGATTGCAGCCAGCCGGAGATTACGCCACGAATTCCTCACTGACGCAGACGGCGAGCCAGATCCGCGGCGAGGTGTCGGAGAAATACCAGCCGAAGAGCGGCATGTCATCCTATGCGACCGTCAGCGCCCTGTCGCAGAAGGCCAACGAGATAACCGGCAGAGTGCAGGAGGTCGCCAAAACCGCGCAAGGCAACACGACCACCATCTCGCAGGTGTCCCAGAAGGCCGACAGGATCAACACGACCCTGTCGCAGAAGATCGATGGCAAGGCCGACACGAGCAGGGTCAGCAGCCTGGAACAGAACCTTGACGGGTTCAAGACCGGCGTGGCGAAGACCTACCAGACGAAGGGAGACTATCCGACCAAAGCCGAGGTGCAGTCCAGGATCGACCAGTCGGCCTCCTCGATCAAATCGACGGTCGGCCAGACGTACACGCCGTTGTCGGACACCGACGCGTTGAGGAAGAGCGCGACCCGCACGTTCACGCTGACCGGCGCGGCGGGTAAGGCGAAGTGGGTGAAGCTCGGCTATCTCACCAGCAACGGCGACAGTTCGAGCGTCCTCCTGCACGTCTACTCCGGCGACGGCTATAACGGCATGGCCCAACAGAACGCGGAGTTCGAGATCTTCGTCAAGGACGGATGGCAGCAGTCAGCGTCCGCCACGAGTGATTTCGGCGTCTCCGTGAGCCGCATCCGCAACGCCGACGATGTCAAGGTCAAGGTGATGGCGTTCAGCTCGTGCACCTGCGACATCTGGGCGTACCTGCCGTGGGCCTGGTGGAACGGGCACTACACGCTCCAGGGCGACTACAAGGCGTGGCAGGACGGCCCAAACTGCGGCGGCGAGAGGATACTGGACTCGGAACCCACGAACGGCACCGCGCAGGACCTCGCCTACGACACGCTCAGCACGCGCAGCTACGTCGACCAGACCAGCAGGTCGGTGGCCTTGGGTGTCGTGCAGAATTACAAGGGCGCTGACGGGTCGGGTCTGGCCACGAAATCCGATATCACTGTCGCAAAGAACAGCATCACGAGCACCGTCGCAGGCACTTATGCCACCAAGAGCGGTGTCACGCAGGAAATCTCGTCGAAAATCACCCAGAACAACAACAGCCTGGACGTGAAGTTCTCCACCAAGGTGGAGACGCAGAACGCGCAGAACAAGGCCAACACCGCCGACTCGCACGCGACCAACGCGCAATCCCGCGTCGGAAGCCTTGAGGATTGCATCAACCTCACCGCGTCCGGTGTGCGCGTCGGCAAACGGTCAAACGGCAAGTTCACCGGCGTTTCCGCGCTCGTCAACACCAACGGCACTTTCGACCTGCTCGACGCTTCTGGCAATCTCCTGACGCGCATCAATCAGCATCGATTCCAGGTGACTGGTGATGACGGCACCGGCGGTGGCTATTTGTCGCTTTCGCAGGATGGCATCAACATCACCGTTCAACCCACCGCCGACACGTCGAAGACCTACCACATCCGGGTGGGCAAGTCCGGCGTCGGCATCACCGCTCCGGACGGGTCGAGCATCCAATGCTCGGCTTCGGGTGGGTTGAACATCGAGACCGTGAAATACGGCAAGATCTCCATCGGCGCCGGCGGCCTGCAGTTCACCAACGACCAGGGCTGGGGATTGAGATTATCCGCCGCGGGTTGGAGCCTGAAATGGGCGGGGAACCATACGCTCGCCACCGGACCGGCCGCGGGCAAGCTTTACATCGACGGCCGCGAAATCGTGACCAAATAACACAAGGAGGAAAAATGACCGATGAAACCACCGCTACCAATGCCGCCGCTGCCGACGTGCAGGACGGCATCCTCGACCTGCGCCCACCCAAGAGTGGCATCGTCTACCAGCTTTTGCGCTTGGGCCTGACATTCGACCACAAGGACGCTGACGGCGAGACATGGACTGACTATCAGCGTGGCGTCACCGCGACCTTCACGGACCGGCAGGCCACCGAGGCCACCATCGCGGACATGGACACCAAGGACAGCGAGACCATCACCGCCACCAAGCTCGCACAAGTCACCACGATCAAAACATGGCGCTCGGATGGGGCCGAAGACTGATGTTCCCGCCAGACCTCTTCTCCAGCTCGGAATTCTGGACGGCCGTGATCGTCGCATTGATCGGCGGCGGCGGGCTTGGCGCCATCATCGGCGCCATCTCGTCCCGTCGCAAGGATACGGCGCAGATCGCCGCCCAAGCCTGCGACATTCTGACCGATTCAGTCATCAAGCCTTTGCGCGAGCAGGTCGAATCGCAGGAGGAGCAGATACAGCATCTGGAATCGCAGCAGCGGAAGTATTTCACGCTCACGGCCTACACCCGCGACCTTTTCCATTGGCTTGGCTTGTTCTGCGAGATCATCGAGCCGGAATTCCTCAAACGTCATCCGAAGCCGCATCTACCGGACGAATTGCGCGCGGATGTCGCACCCGAGACCTTGGAGGAGCGATGACGTCCATCGGCATCCTCTGCATCCTCTGTGCGCTCGTCCTCGTCTTCAACCACGGCGCGCACCTGCGCTGACAATCATTTTTCAAGGCCATCTCCCCGGAGGTGACCTTTCCTTATGCCTGAAGGAGGCAATCATGGCAGACCATGCCACCAAAAACACCACAACCAGTAATCTGCCTGGTCTGACCGGCGAGCGTGTCAAGGCCGGAGTGACCATCGTGGTCACGCTCTACGCTCTGGTCAACGCCGGCCTCAGTCTGGCCGGCATCAATCCGCTGCCATTCACGGACGAGCAGGTGAGCGCTTCGGTTTTCGGCGTCATCGGCATCGCGGGCACGATCTACGGCTGGTGGAAGAACCAGAACATCACATCCGCGAGCCTCGCGGGACAGCAGCTCGTGGACGCCCTGAAGAAGGAGGGCGTGGTCAACGGCGTCAGCGCCGCGAAGAGCGCGGCCCTGAGCGCGGCGGCAGCCGTGGCCAAGACCACGCCGAAGACTGCCGCCGAATCGGCCGAATCGACGGACGTGGACGACACCGTGGCAGACTCCGATCTTGTGCCGGGCGGTAATCTCTGATGACCGGCGCAGGCTTCGCACTATGGCGCGGCAGTCCGAACCACTACGCTGGGCGCAACGGGCTGCGCGTGGACCACATCACCCTGCATATCATGGTCGGCCGATTGGCCGGCACGGACTCGTGCTTCATGCGCTCCAGCTTCCAAGCCGCCTCGCACTATGGCGTCGGCGGCGACGGCAGCGTCTACCAGTGGGTGGACGAGACGCAGGGCAGCTGGGCGGACGCCAATTGGCAATCCGATTGCAGCGGCATCACCATCGAGCACGAGGGCGGCATGGCCGGGATCCCCGTCACCGACGCGGAGGTCGAGGCCAGCGCCAGACTGTGCGCCGACATCGCCCGCCGATACGGGTGGAGGACCCTCTGGCACGATGCCAGCGGCAACCGCGCCGGCAACATCGTCCTGCACCGCGAGGTGCCGGGCACCGACCACTACGGGTGTCCCGACAGGTGCGTCAACGCGCTGCCGGTGGACCGGATCATCAAAAGAGCGAACGAATTATTGGGAGGAGACGACATGTCGGCAGAAGACGTGTGGAATTTTCGACAGAATGGTGTCCTGATGCGTGACCGCCTGCAGGGCACGGACGCGGCCGCGAACGCCACGAAGAAGGAGCTGTTCAGGCTTTCTCAGTGGGACAGGAACACGCACGCGTCGGCCTTGGGCAACCTCGTGGTCGAGCAGCCGGTGCAGGGCGGCGCCAAATTAGGGGATCGCGTGGCCGGCATCGATGCGAAGACCAGCCAATTGGTCACGCAGGTCGCCGCACTGACCGAGGCGGTCAAGACCCTCGCCGAGAGCAAGGGCGCCGACCCCGACCAGATCGCCGCCGCGGTCGAGAAGGCCGTCAAGGCCAAGCTCGACAAGCTCAGGATCACCGTCACCGACGGCCAGTGATTAATTTTCGGGCGCGAGACTTAAACTCGCGTCGGAAACTCAAACTCGGGTGCGAAAAATCGCATGAAATAATTCCTGTTGGAATATTTTGCACCCTTATGCAACATCGCCTCTCTCTCAGCTGATGCTGGGGGAGGGGCGTTTTCTTCATTCCGCATACATTCCGCATACAAACCGCATACAAAGACCGTCACGTTGCGTTCATACAGTCATAACCAGTCACAACTTGCAGGATGGCGAAAGCGTTGAAATACCAACGTTTCCCAATCTCCAAACATTCTGTCAAACCAAACCTAGAAACCACCAGATATAACAGAATGTCGCAGGTTCAAATCCTGTCAGCCCGACAACGAAAGTAATGTCCTCCGCAATCGGATAGATTGCGGAGGACATTTAGTTATATACGCGATCGCA